CCTGTTCCTTGTGCAGTAGCCGGGCAGCACGATTTGCTCCCAGCGGTGATTCTGCCACCCGCGAATCGGGCAGCATATGTTTTGTTATTTTGATTTCTTGATTGTAAAGTGCGGCTTCAAGTTCGACCTTCTTCCTCCAGGCCTCCTTCTCATGAGAATAGTCTCGAAAGTCCCATTGTAGGCGTGCCACTCGCGTATGCGATGGTAAAGTGCTGGGCCGACGAGCCGCGCGGATTGTTGATCTGGGTATGCGATAGTGATAATAAGCTGTCTCGATGTTCGGCATCGGATATGCGCTCACGAACCGAGTTCGTACAACGCTTCTCCAGGCTGCCGATTTGTCAGCTAAAGGACTAACGATCCTTATTCTAGCTGTCGCATCTTCCATTCCCATCATTACTGTCCGTATTCCGACTCTTCCGTTCAGACCGAACCCCAACCCACCGTAAGCCAAAGGCGTATCAACAGCTGACCAGGCACGTCTCCCTGCGCGCCGCTTCCGTATACCGTTAGTTGTGCCCTCGGTCCAAGGCAACAAACGTCTGAAAAGCAGGTGCTGTGCGCAGTCCCTGCAGTTGGCCAAACCACGTCGATGCCCTTTAAGAAGAGCAGTGAAATATTCTCTATCATGCGCACTTTTAGGCTTAAAGCCGGAGCTACCACATTCAGGCTTCTTCCAAAGCAAAGTCTTCATCATGCGAGAGGGGAAACCCCAGACACCGGCCGGTCCGTGTATTTCGTGCAAGTAGTCAAACCTCTCGTTTGATACCCAGGTCTTTTCGGCGTTCACCATTAAACCATATTTCGCATAACCCTCTGCCCAGTCTTCGCCTGTCGGTGCATCTCGTACAAAAAGCACAGCATCGTCGCCCTGATACCTCGCATCGATTATTTCGGTGCCTAGATCTTCTGCTATGACTTCCGCTTCCGCTCTGTTCAACAATGTATCAACCAGACCGGTCCAAGCATGTCCGCTAGGAACACCGCGTTTCCACGGCACTGATTTCTGATCTTCTTTCCCCTTGTTGAAGGTTGCTACAGCATTG